TTTCTTTTGAAATAACATCAAAGTGTTGGGTGCATTCTACTTCAGAGTCAGGATGACCGTAGTGGTACACTGCATGACCTCTTTGAGTCATGTGTTTGCAAAACTTATAAACCTTTTGGACAAACGGGGAAATAGTGATTTCTTTGCGCGTTGGGTAAGATGGAATAGAAAGCACATGGAATACCATACGATAATATTATAAGGTTAAATTACATTATCAAGTGTAATATATACTATCATAATATGAGTAGACGAAAAAAGGCAGCGGATTCAGCTGTTGACGATTCGGTTTTAGAAATTAAATCTAAATTTAAACTTTTGTTCGAAAAATTCGATTTAACTCAAAAACAAAAAGATTTTTTAAAATTAGCTTTTGATGAAAACACAAAGATTGTGTTTTTAGTAGGGCCAGCGGGGAGCAGTAAGACTTTTATTGCGACTTATGCTGCTCTGCAATTGTTCAACATGAACAATGAATATGATATTTTTTATGTAAGAACCATAGCTGAAAGTGCAGAAAGAAGTTTAGGGTCTTTACCGGGAAATGTTGAAGAAAAGTTTGATCCTTTCATGATGCCTTTGAGAGAAAAACTGCAAGAAATTTTAAAACGGCAAAGCGTAAAATCTTTATTTGATGATGAAGTTATTAGTTGCGCTCCGATAAATTATTTAAGAGGGGCAAGCTGGAAAAACAAATTGTTGATTTGTGACGAAGCTCAAAACTTTACAAACAAAGAGTTGGTAACATTAATAACAAGAATAGGAGACAACTGTAAGTATTTTATATGCGGCGACTTGATGCAATCTGACATTAATGGCAAAAGCGGATTAGCCCCTATATCGTTGAAGTTTACAGATAAAGAATCTGCTCAAAACGGTATACATGTTTTCGAATTTGGAAAAGAAGACATTTTAAGAAGCGAAATACTTAAATTTATTATAAGTAAACTTGAAAATTAAAAAAAGAAAGGAATAATAAAAAATGGCACATTTATTTTGTAGCGAATGCGGAAGCAAAAATATTTATACATTATCTAAGCCAAAGTTTTGTCAATCTTGTGGCAACCAATTTGGCATGGCCGCACCCATGAAAAGATCTGCGGCATCTGCGACTGTAACAGAAGGTGAACAGTTAGAACATGTACCTCAGATTTCAAAGCTACAATATGAAATTAATGTAGGGAAAAATAATTTGGATTTAGGCTCTTTAATAAATAACCCAATGAATCCTAGTGACATGAATTATAATGAAGGCAGTATTGATTATAAGCCCATGTCAAGAGAAGAATACCTGAATTTATCTACATCTGAATGTGCTTCCAGTAGGACGGCTAAACACATAGAGGGTGAATAAAAAATACACATATGTAGATAAAACTGATATTATTGACAATGAAATAAGAAAGCGATTTTATAAGTGGCATTTAAAAGCTCTAGCATGGCTAGATTTTGAAGATGTGTCTCAAATAATACGTTTTCATATATACAAAAAATGGGACCAGTGGGACCAAAGCCGCCCGATAGAACCTTGGGTAAATAAAATCATATCAAACCAGTTAAAGAATATACTACGTAATCATTACGCTAGTTTTGCTCGTCCGTGTTTAAACTGTAAATACAATCAAGCGTATTCAGATGCTGATCATAGTTTATGCGGATACACCTCTAGTGGATTTCAAGATTCTAATTGCGAAGAATATGCAAAATGGGAAAAAAGCAAAAAGAATGCTTATGATATAAAAATTCCAGTATCTTTAGAAAACGTCACCTACAAAAAAACTTCTCAATTTTCTGATCACGTTTCTATGCATGGTGCGGAGCGCAAACTGCATAGTGTAATGCGTGAACACTTAAGTAACCGTCACTTTTTTATTTACAAGATGCTTTTCATAGATTGCGTAGATGAAGAGCAAGTCGCCCAAATATTAGGGTATAAAACTAATGAGAAAGGACGCAAAGCTGGATACAAACAAATAAAAAATTTGAAAAATATGTATAAAAACTTAGCTAAAAAAATAATTAAAAATTATGACATATTCTTATGAAAGAGCCAACTTCAACTTACTATGTTTTAACTGAAGAAGAAAAAGCTGAAAGTTTAAAGTTGTTTAAAAAACATGATGGCAATTTATTGTTATGCATAAGGGAATTATTCAACAACCCAAAAGAAAGAGGCACTACTAGCAAAGGTAGAGCCGTAAGAGAATTTTGGATAGAAAAAGGTTTAAATTACAGAACTAAAGTTAGAATGAATTCTGGCTCACCTTCTTCTATCCCTAAAAGCAAAATCATTTTAACTGCAGAAGAAGAGTCTTTTATTAAACAGCATTATACTCCAGAACTAACAAAAAAAGAAGTTGCCAAAATTATTTGGCCAGAAGAAAGCAAAAAAAATAATTTTTTCCTTGGAAAAAAATTTGCTTTGATGTCTGAATTCATAAATGAAGAATTTAGTTCGGTCAACCTCAGAGATAATGCTATTACCGAAAAATATTCCCCGCCTAGAATATTGTCAGCTTTAGTTAAAAGAATAAACAAGATAGTTATGAAAGAATTTGATTCTGAAAAACTATCCATGCAAGACAAAAAAAATCTAGAAAAATTATTAAGTTATCTAGCTGCCCCAAGGTTTAATCAAGTCATAAACTCTTATGTCACTAAAGAGTCTAGGGATTTATTTGAATCGGAGTATATACGAAGTACTTGGGATAAACCTGATTTAACATCAGATGAATTAAATTTATATATCAATGTTTGTATGGATTACGTTAACCTTAGAGAAATAGAAATACAAAAACAAAAATTAAATCAAATGTTCGATGAAACTGAAGGGCAGAATGATTTGACTATGAGGTTGACAGAAATGTTAAAAACGAAAGCTGAAGAATATAATCAGTGCACTAATCGAATAGATAAAATGTTGGCCAAGTTAAATGGCGAAAGATCTAAAAGAATTCAAAATCAACATCAACGAAATGCTTCGATTATTTCTTTGGTTCAATTGTTTCAAGATGAACAAGAAAGAAAGTTGATGATTCAGATGGCAGACATGCAAAAGAAAATTGTTTATGAAGAAGCGGATCAAATTGAAAAAATGTCTGAGTGGAAAGCTAGAGTTTTAGGCATAAGTAAAAATGACGCAATATGAATTGAGCTGTAAAGTTTGCGAAAAGAAGTTCACTAAACTTGTATCTTTGCACAAGCACATAAAGCAACATAGTATGCATTTAGCAGAATACTATGTAAACTTTTTTGGCAGAAAGAATTTGCTAACTGGAGACCTGTTACCGTTTAAAGATGTAGAATCTTATTTTCACAAAGATTTTACTAACAGGATACAAATGAATAAATGGTTAAGGCAGGTTGGCCAAACAAAAGCTAAAGAATATGTGCAGTCAACTATATTAAAAAGGGTTTATGATAAAAAAAGAGAATATTTGCCTTTTCATTTAGAAATGGAACATTGTTTTTTACCTAAGCTCGATATAGTGCGAGAGCTTTTTGGTAGTTATTCAAATTTTGCAGAAGGCTGCGGAATAGAGCTTATGTTCGATAAACCTTTGGTCAAAGATTTTTTTAATTTAGATCTACCTGAAGATCTTGAAATATTTATAGATACAAGAGAGCAAAAACCATTAGATTTTAATTTTAAAACTAAAAATCAAAAATTATCTTTTGGTGATTATGCTGCGGCAGGAAATTATTATGATTATACTTTTGTAGACAGAAAGTCTGCGAATGATTTTTGCGGAACGTTGTCGAGTGGAAACATAGATAGGTTTAGGCGTGAATTACAATTAACAGATGATATGGATTCATGTATGTTTGTTGTTGTTGAATCAACAATACAAAAAATCATAGCGCAACAAAAAGTTTTTAAAAGAAAAGCTACTATAGATTATTTATTAAAAAATTTAAGAGATATAATGTACGAGTTTCCTAGAAGGTGTCAATTCATTTTTACAGGAAGCAGAAACAACTCTAAATTTATCATTCCTAGAATTTTATTTTTTGGGAAAAAACTTTGGAGAACAGACTTGCAATATTTTGTAGATTATGAGCTGGATAGAAGGAAAGCAAACAAGGCATAAGGCTAGAACCAGAAATAATAAAGAACTTTTAGATTTGGATGGTTTCTTGGAAGAAAATGACGCCAAGATAGCTTTATACGAATTTCTAAGAGGAAATATTACCTTTGCTTCTGACCTGATTTTAGGAATCAAGTTATTTCCATTTCAACATATGGCTGTAAAGTCTATGTTTGAAACAGATTATTTTTTGGGCGTGTGGTGTTTAAACCAAGACGATTATGTTTTATCAGAACACGGTTTCAAAAAAATAAAAAATGTTGAAATTGGAGATAAGGTTCAGTCAAGAAAAAAATTAAACTTAGTAACTGATAAAAAAACAAACCCTTTAGAAGAAGGCTTAGAAATCGTTCTGAGCTCAGGCGACAGTTTTAAAGCTAAAAAAGGCCATAAAGTCTTAGTTTACGATAAAAACAATTTTGTTTTTAAAAATGTAGAAGATTTAAATTGTGAAGATGACATTCCTATAAAATTAGCGACTGATATTTGGGGCGACTTAGATATAACAAAAGGCTCTAATTATAAAAGGTCTTCTTATTTATTTTATGCATTAGGTTATATTTTAGGGGATGGGTGGGTAAATCAAGATGGTTTGCATTATTGCTCTCAAAATGCAGAAGTCCATGAAACTATTTACAATTTTATAAATGAAAATGGATTAAAATCTTATTCAAGACAAAGGTCAGATAATTTATATTTTTACGAATATTCTATTTTTAATAGGGAGCTGGTTTCTTGGCTTGAAAGTTTAGGTTGGGATAAAAGCTTAAAATCTAAAGATAAAATTATATCTGATGAGTTATTGAAAGGTTCTAAAAATGAATTGTGCGCTTTGATAGGGGGTTTATTTGATGCAGATGGGTATGCGGCTTTCAACCAAAAAAGTAATAAAGTTGGTTTAAAGAGTACATCTTTAAGCATACTAAGGCAAGTTAAAATGTTGCTTAATAATATTGGGATAATTTCTTTCCTAAGAAAAAGTGGGCAGCACAAAAGTCGCTCTTACTATGATTTAGTAATTTCGAATGATAGCCAATCGTTAAGATTATTCAAAAAACATATAGATTTTATAGTAGAACATAAAAAAGAAAATCTCAATAAGATTTTGCAATTTAGCGAAAAAAGAAATTATCAAAACAATTTAGTGCCACATCTAGGGCAAGTTTTAAAACAAGAAGGATCTTTTAAAAAAATAACAGGGCGCAGAGGTAATTGGGGCAAATCATTTTCTCAAAACAGTTTTGATCAATTAAAAAATTTATCCCTTGAGACTGAAAACATTATCAAGAACATAAAAGATGAAAAAGTGTTTTTTTCTAAAATTGAATCTATCAATAATTGTAAAGTTATTTCTGTTGATATAACGGTAGAAAACGAAGAAAATTATTTAGGAAACGGTTTTGTGCATCATAATAGCCGTGGTATGTCTAAATCTTTTACCACAGGTATTTATGCGGCACTTGATGCAGTATTAAATCAGGGAGTCGAAATAGGAATTTTGTCTAAATCATTTAGGCAGGCGAAAATGATCTTCAAAAAAATAGAAGATATTGCGGCAAAACCAGAAGCTGCTTTTTTCAAACAATGCATTACTAAAGTTTCCAAAAGCAATGATGAATGGTTGATGGAAATCGGAAGAAGTCGTATTAGAGCATTACCTTTAGGTGATGGTGAAAAGTTACGTGGTTTTCGTTTTCAAAGAATCATTATTGATGAATTCTTATTGATGCCAGAAAGAATTTATAATGAGGTTATAGTTCCATTCTTGTCGGTAGTTGAAAACCCAACTCAACGCCAAGAGCTGTACGGTCTCGAAACAATGCTTATTGAGCAGGGTAAAATGAAAGAAGAGGAAAGGTATGTTTGGCCAAACAATAAATTAATAGCTTTGTCATCCGCATCTTACAAATTTGAATATTTGTACAAACTTTACAATCAATTCGACTTTTTAATAACTCAAGAAAACGAAAAAGATAAGGCGACAAGGTGCATCATGCAGTTTAGTTATGATTGTGCCCCAAGTCAGCTTTATGATCAAAACCTTGTTAATCAAGCTAAAGCTACAATGAGCCAATCTCAGTTTGATAGAGAGTTTGGTGCAGTTTTTACCGATGATAGTTCAGGTTACTTTAAAACAAGTAAAATGGCAGACTGCACTATTCAAGATGGAGATTTGCCGTGCGTAGAAGTTCAGGGCGACCCTTCTGCTGATTATATATTAGCTTTTGACCCTTCTTGGTCCCAAACAGAAAGTTCAGATGATTTTGCGATACAAATACTGAAGCTGCATCCAGAAAACGAAAAATGCACTCTTGTTCACAGTTATGCTTTATCTGGAACATCTTTGAAACACCACATCAATTACTTTTTATACTGCTTAGATAATTTTAATATTGTTGCTATAGTCGGTGACTATAATGGAGGCGTTCAGTTTTTGCAATCTTGCAATGAAAGTGAAGTGTTTCAATCTAGGAAATTAAAATTAAAAACTATTGATATATCTTTTGAAAATCCAGAAGAATATAAAAACGACCTGAGAATGTTCAAGATAGAATACAATAAAAACGACAATAAAATAGTTTATTTAAGAAAGCCTACTAGTAAATGGATTAGACTGGCAAACGAATTACTTCAATCTAATTTTGATCATAGAAGATTGTTTTTTGCTTCTAGAGCTATTGACGAATCTTACAGTCAGCAAAAAAAGAAAAGTATACCTATAGAAGATTTAAAATTTTTAAGATCTGCTGAAGAAACAAAGCAAAGTCCTGCAGCCAAAATGATTGATTTTATCGAGCACCAATCTGATATGATTGACTTAACAAAGAATGAATGTGCTTTGATACAAATTACAACAACTTCTCAAGGAACCCAAACATTTGATTTGCCTCCAAACTTGAGAAGGCAGTCTGGACCAGATAAAGCCAGAAAAGACTCATATTCCGCTTTAGTATTAGGAAATTGGATGGCTAAAATATATTTTGATAGCAATAGTAAAGATGTAGAAGAGGTATTCGAAACCTTCACTCCTATGTTTATAAGTTAAAGTTAGAAAAGTAACTTTTAACTTTTAAAATACTTTTAAAGGAAACTTTTCATAACTTGTGTAATAAATATAAATGTCTAAAAGAAAATATACTAAAAGATCGGATTACTGGAATAAGTTTAAATCTGAGCATGAGGCGTCTCTTTCAGAAATGTTTGTATCTCAAGCTTCTGAAAATTATGAGCCACAATTAATGGGTGAGCCTTTTTATGCTTACGAATCAAAAGCTTACTCCAGATCTTCTTTGAATGATAATAACGCTTTATCAAGAAGAAATCAGGTTGCTGTAGGCCCAAAAGTATTTGGTTATACGAATATAAGGGCCGGGATGTTGCCTTATGACTACGGTATTGATGGTGTTAATGTTAGGGATGCTATTGAGCTTTGCCAGAAAGCATACTGCAATATTGCTATATTCAGAAATTCTATAGACATGATGGCGGATTTCGCTAATTCTAATTTATACTTAGAAGGCGGAAGCGTAAAATCAAGAAAATTTATAAACTCTTGGTTTAAAAAAATAAAAATTTGGAGTTTGAAGGATCAATTTTTTCGGGAGTTTTACAGAAGCGGTAACGTCTTTCTTTACACCATTAATGGTAAATTTAATTTAGATGATTTTGCTAAAATTAGAGATTTAGGAATCCTTGGCAAAGTTAATAAAATACCTATTAGGTATATATTATTAAACCCCTATGATATGGCTGCTAAAAGATCCACTTCTTTTGAAAACGGGTTATATGAAAAAATTCTTAGTGAATACGAATTAGAAAGATTGCAAAACCCTAAGACTGATGAAGATAAGGAGTTATTTAATTCTTTGACTGAAGAAATGCAGACAAAGATTAAAAAGGGTGGTTATTACACTGACGGAATGAAAGTGGCCCTTGATCCTGAGAAGCTTCGTTATTCTTTTTATAAAAAGCAGGATTATGAGCCATTTGGTGTACCTTTTGGGTTTGGAGTTTTAGATGATATAAACTTCAAGCTAGAAATGAAAAAAATTGACCAATCTATTTGCAGAACAATTGAGAATGTTGTGCTGTTGATCACTATGGGTACTGCGCCCAAAGACGGAGGTATAAATCCTAGAAATATAGGGGCCATGCAGAAATTATTCCAAAACCAAAGTGTTGGTCGAGTTTTGGTTAGTGATTATACCACTAAAGCTGAATTTATTATCCCAGATTTGCAAAAAGTTATTGGCCCATCTAAGTATGAAGTAGTAAATCAAGATATTAAAGAAGGTTTGCAAAATATAATTCTCAATCAAGAAAAATTTGCTAGCACTGAAATCAAGGCTCAAATGTTTTTGCAGAGATTGAATGAGGCTAGAGACGCCTTTTTAAATGAATTTTTACAGCCAGAAATCAAGCAACTATGTAAGAACTTTGGTTTAAGGGATGTGCCGGTAGCTAAGTTTGAAACTATAGATCTCAAAGATTCTGCTCAAGTTCAAAGGGTCATTACTCGAATGATGGAACTTGGTATTCTTCCTCCAGAGGAGGGAATCAAGGTTATAGAAACTGGAGTTTTTCCTAAAGAAAACGAGTTAAGAAAAGCTCAAGAAAGGTTTATCGAAGATCGTAAAAAAGGTTTTTATAATCCTATAGTTGGTGGGATTCCTTTTTATGAAGGGGATAGTGAAGAAGAAGTCGAAACCAAAGTTACTGTTACTCCTCGTCAATCTGGCAGACCTGTCGGCGCAAAATCTTTTGCTAAAGATAAATATTCTGTAGATACGATTAAACAAACAGTAGATAAAACTGTTGATTTATATAATATATTATTATCCGAAGCAAAAAAAGTTTACAAAAAGAAAAGGCTTAATAAAGATCAAAAGCAAGTTTTAGCTAGAGTGTGCGAATCAATAGTGGTTGGATGTGAGCATTCAGAGTGGGAAAAAAGGGCTGTAGATTGCTTAAACGACAATAAAAAAATGTTAGAAATAGGAACTTTAGAAGGCGTTGATAAAATAAGTAATGAGCATGTTCTTGATGCTTACGCATCAGCTATTTTGTATCATAGCAATAAAATTTCTTTTTAGTTAATAAATAGTGTATTTTATATTAAATGAGTGAGCAACAAAAAGAGTATAAATACAAAACGCAATTTGACTTTAGTATCTATGCCACTAATGACTTAGAAAACGATCTAAGTATTAGTATTGCTTCTTTGGAAAACTTAAAGCCTTTAATACCTAAATCAGTAGACTTAAAAAAGAACATTGATTTAGTTGGCGTTGCTTTTAATGCCGCAGTGGTTAACAAGTTTAACAAAAACGGAGACGGCATTGATTCTGAAACTGCGACTGAAATAATTAAATATTTTGTTAACAAGCCTACCAATATCGAACATAAAAAAGAAAAAGTTGTAGGTCATATTGTAAACGCAGGTTTTACAGACTTAGAAAATTCAAAAGTTTTAACTTCTAATGAAGCTTCTGGAAGAGCAGAGCCTTACTTTTTATCTTTAGCTGCGGTTGTTTACAAAACTGTTAATCCAGATTTTGCTAACGCACTTCTTCAAACAGGGGATCCTGAAAGCCATTTATATAAAGCTATATCTGCAAGTTGGGAACTTGGATTCAATGAATATAGCATAGCCGTTGGCTCTCAAGACTTAAACGAAGCTAAGATTATATCTGATCCAGAAGAAGTTGAAAAGTTTAAGCATTACTTAAAAAGCTTTGGCGGTTCAGGAAAACTAGAAAACGGAGAGCCAGTTTACCGTTTAGTTACAGGTGAAGTTTTTCCTTTAGGAATAGGCTTTACATCGAATCCTGCTGCAGACGTTAAAGGAATTTATATCGAAAAAAACGAAGATATAAAAATCAAAAAGGAAGATAACTCTTCTGAGCAAAATCAAAAACAAGAAATTGTTGATAATAATTCCCTAAAAATTTCACAAAACAGTGAAAATGATGTAAAATCACATAACAGTATATCTATCATGAATATAACAGAAATCACAAATGAGTTCGCAAAAATTCTTGATAGTAAGCTTTCCGAGAAAGCTGAATTCTCTCAAGAGGCTGTTGCTAGCATATCTTCTTTTGTCGCTGACAAAATTAGAGAAAAAGATGTCGAGTTCCAAAAGGAACGTGAAGAGATCGAGCAGCAAAAAGCTTTGGCAGCAGAAGAGGCAGAACAGGCAAAGGCTTCTATCGTAGAATTACAAGAGCAATTAAAGGAAGCGCAAGAGAAAATTGATTCTCTTGAGTCTACTATGGCTGCTGCTAAGGCAGAAGAGCTGTTCAACAGCAGAATGGAAGCCTTAGATGAAGCTTTTGATCTCAGTGATGCTGACCGTGCTGTCATCGCCAAAGAGGTTCAATCTTTGGATAGCGCCGAAGCTTCATTTGATTCTTACCAAGATAAACTTAACACCCTTCTTCATCATAAGAGCAAAGCTTTTAAGTTGGAGCAGGAAAAAGTTATCAGCGAAAGAGTTGAAACTGAGGTTGAGAAAAGAATCGCTTCTTTGGATACCAAAGAAGAAAGCGCACCTGCTGCGCAGACAGTGGAAACGGCTGAAGCTTCAGACGCAGATGTTGAAGAGGCTTTAGATCGTGTGGAGGCTTCAGAAGAAGCTCCCGTAAATAATAATGGAGCTTCTGCACACGAAGAGTCTCTTCTGGAGAAATTTAGCAAAGCTTTTAACAAAGACAACATTCAAATTAAATACTAACCATATGGCACTTAGATTATTACCTTTCAGACAATATTCTGACAACGATGTGGTCAACCTGTTTGCAAACCAGACAGTTGACTCTACGCCTAGCACTAACGGAAACGGTAGCGCTGGAGTGATGGTCAAAGTATTAAGCGGAAACCTCAATAAGGATGTTATTGATTTCATCGATAGCAGCTACCTTGGAAAGACTGATTACCCATTTTTGGGCGCTGACCAGTATCCTACGGTTCCTTTGAGAGTCACAGCCGCCACCGCAGACGCTTCTGTCTTAGGTGTTACTTTGAGACAAACCTTAGAAACTGACGAAAACGGAGAGAAACTCATCTACAACCCTATTAAGCGTGATGAGTTACAGGCTGTTCTTAGTGGGCAGGCTGTTCCTGTAGCAACCAAAGGTTTATTCACCTTCTCTGAAGATGGATATGAGAAGGATTCAAACTTTGCTCCCGGTAACCTCGCTGTTATCTCTGCAAACGCTGGCAAGCTTTCTGGTGTCGCATGGGCGAACACCTCTGGCGAAACCATTGTCGGGACCATTTTAGGAACTGGAAACAGAACTTCCCAGAATGGTCAGTCTGATCAATTCGCAGGTACTGGCACTGCTCAGTATGCGCTTGTTCAGTTGGATTGTTCAATTAGCAACACTTACACTGCTTAATAAGTAGAAAGGATTTATAGAAATGAATATTACTCTTAAAAGAACCGATGAACAAGTTGAATTAGTTAAGGCTATGGCTTCTCGCAACAGAGATGTTGCTTACTCAGCTCAGGTTGCCTTGGCAGAATTCATTGGTCCAGTTTTAGCAGAGGTTATCAACAACGCTCCTACGATTAGTAACTTGTTTACTTCTCTTCAGTACAACGCTGATGACAACCCTTCTATTCCTTTGGATCTTTATCACGACATTTTCGACGAGGATTATATCAAGGTTTACAGCCAGTCTGTTGCTGGTGGTCTTCCTACCAACTATGTGCAGCCAACTGCTGCTGAGTTGAAGTTTACCACTTACACCTTGGATTCTGCTGTTTCTTTTGACCGCAGATACGCTTCTCGTTCTCGTTTAGATGTAGTTGGAAAAACTTTCACCAGAGTCGCACAGGAAGTTTTATTGAAGCAGGAAAGAACTTCTGCTAACTTAGTTTTCACCGCTGCTGCTAATGCTGCAACCGGAAATGATTCTTTCACTGCGAAGAATCGTCACATCTTCCGTACAGCTCAAGCTAACAGATTGTTATTGGATGACTTGAACAAGTTGTTCACTAAGGCTAAGAGAATCAATGCTTCTTTTGTTGGAGGTACTCCTACTGGCGCTCGCCGTGGAATCACTGATTTATTAGTTTCTCCTGAAGTTGTGGAGCAGATTCGTGCAATGGCTTACAACCCAATCAATACTTTAGCACCTAATGGTGCTGCCGTTCAAGCCACTTCTCAGCCTATCGCTTTGAGTGAGAATGTTAGATCTCAGATCTTCTCTCAGTCTGGCTTAACTGAGTTCTATGGTGTTGCCATCATGGAAGTATTGGAAATGGGTATCGGCAAGAGATTCAACAGCATCTTCGGTACTGTTGCAGGATCTACCGATTACTTAGACCATGGTTCTACCTCCGCATCCAGTGCTTTCACTGCTGCGAGCGAAGAAGTCATCATTGGTCTTGACCGTAGCCGTGACGCAATGGTTCGTGCTATTGCTGTTGATTCTGACACTGGTTCTGAATTCAACTTGGTGGCTGACGATCAGTTCTCTGCTAGACAGCAGCGCATTGGTTACTACGGAGCTTTGGAAGAGGGCCGCATGGTTCTCGATAACAGAGCTTTAGTTGGTTTAATCATGTAATTATACTGCTAAAATTCATTATGAATGCCTCGCCTCCATTTGGGGGCGAGGTTTTTTATTGAAAAACTCAAAGAAAAATTATTATATAAAAATATGGCTCAACGTAAAAAGAAAACTAAGCAAAAGATTACTAACCCTGATCAGCTTGAAAATTTTTCAAGCGGCAAGATAGAAGACGAAGCAATTCAAAAAACTAAAGAGCTAGAAGAGATGATGGGCATTAAGTCTGTAAACCATTTTGGAACTAATGATCCTGATGTTTTTGAGGAAAAAATGAGAGACTGTAACTTGGCAGATCTTCAAAGATTATGTCAGAAAGTTGGCATTTTTCCTAGTCACGATAAAGTTAGACTAAAAGAGCAGTTAAGGCAAGCATTCAGAAGAACAACAAAAGGCACTAGAAGCGTAGTTCTTCAGCAAGAAATGGACGTTATGAATCCTGATCATCCTGATCACGAAAAGATCAAAAAGCTTCTTTCAGATGGATTTTAAGTTGGTTAAATAGGGTTTAGCGGACGTTTAACCTATCTAGCAGGGATACTGTCAACCAACTAAATTTAAACATAAAAAAAGCCCCCCTTTCGGGGGGCTTTTACTTTACAATAATCGTTTACGTCGCAGGTGTAACACCGGCTACTAATTGGCTTAGCTTCTTCTCGCCTAACGGGTAAGACCTAATACATCTAAATAAGTTGTAACTACCATTCATGATCAAACCGTTTGTGGTATCATTTGCGCCACCAACTTGGAATGAAAATGTCAAATCAGCAGTTTGATTATCTCCAATAGCGTTAGAGATAGTTTGACTTTCTAATCTAGCCCCTTTGATTTGGAACTGAATATCAAAAGCGCCTGCTCCTGTTACAGCCGATCCAGTAGCTGGATTACAAGCATATAAGCTTAATGTCATATCTAAAGTTTGAGTATCACAAAGTTTATGGAATAAGTTTATTTTATTGTACTCAGAAACAATAGTGGACAAAGTGACCTCACCATTTAATGGTAAATCAACGACTCTTGCATATCCGAAAGTATTACCTAATCTACCTAATACTGTGCGGGACATTGGCATGCTTAACGTGAAGCTTTGAATATGAGCTTTACCGTCTCCTTCAGTAACAATTATTCCATCAGTAGAATTAGAAAGGGACAATGTGATATCTCCCGGGCGTAATGCAGAAGGTGTTCCATCTGTACCTGTAGTATTAATAGCAAGCGTATCATTAGCATTTTCTTCTCCTTGCATAATAAACTGAGGAACGCTACTTGCAGTGCTTGCATCACCTGTCGAATAACTGCCTTCAGATGTTACAGAAGGAACGAATCTAGCATAATGGTTAGAATTAGTAGGATCTGCTTGTGTTACAACACCACCTGATATTACGTCGTTTACGTTAATATTGAACGCTTCAACTGTGACGCTAGCAGTAGGGATTGCCCCTACAGCAGCTTCTACAGTGTAATCTGTAATAAAACCGTTGCCAATACCGATAACATTGAATACTCCGCTTGATTGAGTTTTATCTGCATCGTGTACATCAACACCTTCTTCACTGGTAAGGATGAAAAAATTGTTGCCTTGACTATCTTCAATTAACCCTGATAAAGCGCTAATTCCAGAGTAACAAACATCGCTTGAATTATAAAGAGCACTATCTCTAGAAGCTATTTTATTCGTAGGTATATTGAAACCCATTTTTCTTTCATTGGCACCATCAGTTAAATAATAACTGAAATCCAAACCGACAGTTGGAGATTCCATGGAAATAGAATCTAATCGTGCAAGTTTGCCAAATTCATTAATATCAGTTCTGTTGATAGTAAAATTGAAATTAGCATTTTGCACTCTTGAAATGGGCATTGTTAAAGATCTTAAATTGTAACTACTTGTAAGATCGCCTATACCTGAAATATTACTCCATGTTTCATTTGCGGTTACATCGTCACCACCATTACTTTCTTGAAGACAGCAACCAGTTGAACCGGGGGTAATAAACAGCGCCTCGCTTTGATAAATTATTCTGTTTCTTGCCATTTTATATTCTTTCTATTTTAAATTTTAAGACCTGTAAGAACCATCTATAGCTTTATTTTTACCTAATGGGTAAAATGGTAGCGTCCTAAATAGTGGGTAGCTTCCATACATAAATATACCGTTATTTTGATCTTTTGCCCCGCCAAGTTGGCAGCTGAAAGTCATATCAACAGTTTCGTTGTCTCCAATAGCGTTAGAAAAAGTTTCACTATCTAATCTAGCATTTTTAACTTCAAATTTAATTTTGCTAGATCCCGGTAAACCTGTAGAAGGATCACAATTGTATAAATCCAAGGTGAATGTGTGGGTTTGAGTGTGGCACAAATTATTGTACAAATTAAAGGCATTGTTTAATTCTGAAACAATTGCAGAAATAGAAACCTCAATATTTAAAGGTAAATCTATAACTCTAGCATAACCAAACGTATTCCCAAGTCTTTGTAAAACTGTTCTAGACATTGGTACAGAGATACTCATACTTTGAATGTGTGCAACTCCATCGCCTGCTAAATCTGTTATACCGTCATAAGCTCCAGATTGGCCAATGGTTAAAGTGATATCTCCGGGTCTTAATGCTGTTACGCTTCCAGTTCCAGAAACATTTAATGGTAGACCTACTGCCTCAGTGCCTTGAATGAAGTATTCTTGAGTTGAGTTGATAGAGCCATCACTAATATTAATCCAAGGAGAAATCGGTGATGTGCTAGCGTTACCTGATGCTCTGTCTTCTACTTTGATATTAAAAGCTTCAACGGTAACAGAAGCAGTAGGAATAGATCCAACCGCAGCTTCAACGGTGTAATCAGATATAAAACCGTTACCAATTGAAACAACATCGTATTCTGTAGCAGCATTAGCTGATGTTACTGAGTTAGCTTGAACATCTTTGCCTTCTTTGGTCACAAGGATAAAAAAGTTATTTCCTTGGGTATCCTCAATTAAACCAGATAGTGCGCTATATCCTGATAAAGCCAAATCGCCAGTACTATAAGGAGTACTTGTATCTGGTCTACCTCCATCGTAACCATCTAATGTAGATGTTGGTACATTAAACCCTAGTTTTCTTTCGTTACCTCCATCAGTTAGGTAATAATTGAAATCTAACCCAACAGTCGGGGATTCCATTGCTATAGAGTCTAATCGTGCTAACTTACCGAATTCATTGATATCTGTTCTATTAATCGTAAAATTAAAATTCGCAGATTGAATTCTTTCCAGCGGCATAGTTAAAGACCTTAATTTAGGTCCACTAGTGTAATTGGGACTTTCCCATTCTGTAATCCCAGTCCAAGAAGTATAACCATGATCATCTAATACGTTTGGGGTATCAGATGCACCGGCACCTCCTTTTTGCAAATGGTAGCCAGTTGAACTGGGGGAAACAAAAAGAGCTTCACTTTGATAAATTATTCTATTTCTTGCCATAATGTTTTAGGTGTTAAATTTACAATAATTTACAACTTTTGGTTAAATTTGAGAAATTTTATATTTATAATCTGGGGAACCGATACTTGTGAATTTCAAAATCTATAAACCCAACATACAAAGAAGGTTCTAAAACTTTTTTGATTCTATCCGAGAACTTCGATACCATAGTATTATCTATTAAGTATATATCGTTAGGATAATTACTTGCTAACCCTGTATAATTATATCCATTGGGATATTGAGACGTTTTGATATCACCATATTCGTTTAATGGAACTCCTGTAAATGGCACATTAGCAAATACTTCCTTGTTTGAATCATTGAATATAGAGAGTATACCGTCTAACTCGTACATATTTTCCGCAAATACCACAGCTTTGCCTTGAGCTATAGTGTTATCTTCGCCGCCTAAAGCGAAAGGTTGGTTGTTTAAGCTTTCTATGGATAAAAATGCAGCAGGCGTTACTTGATCGTAAGGTTTTATGTTTGTAAGTGTTCTAGTATACCTACTGTTGCTTTCGTATTTACCTTCTAATATTAGTTGTTCTTCGTTTTGATTAGATATGTAAGTATTAAAGTTTTTGACACTATAAGTGCCGCTAATATTTGTTCCAGTAGGAAACCCTTCGTCGAACATCACTCTTCCGTTATCATAATCTATAATTAAGCCACTTACGCCTCTTGTGTATTCTACGCCATCGCCACTGACAGACTCTATAACAACAGCACTATCGATAGATTTATCAGCGACAAACTGTTTGTAAGGACTGCCAAAAACAACTTTGTCGGGAAACCTTGTGTCAGAATAATAATAAAAATCGCTAGTAAACGTTTCGTAAGCTTCGCCTTTTCTCATTAAATATGAGTCGAACCATAAATAAAAACTGCTAAGTAGTTGGTGCTGAAAAACTGGTTTCATTTCGTGTATCTATCTTCTAAATTTTTTACGTTTTTGTAATATTCGTTTAGTAATTCACTTAAATAGCCTGTGTTTGTGAATTTACCTGACCTGATTTTTCTGTTAGCTTGTATACCTTCTCCAGACCTCGATTCTTCATGGTCAGATGTAATATACATGCCGAAGCCTGATAGCCCTGTTTCCATGGCTTTAACCCATGATCTTCCTCTTGCCCAAGGTAAAGGAGTAGCTTTATATATTTTATCTTTTGTTGGTACGTCTATTTTAACATCTGTATAACCATTTCTACTAACAATTTTAATTTCGTATTCCATCAGTATAGCTTTTAAAACTTTTATAGGTTTTTCGTCTTCATAAAAACCAATAAAACCAAACAAATTTGAATACCCTTTTAAAGTGCCGCTAAGATTGTATCCATTAGGACCCATATCTATTTCTCTTGATATAGGGTGATTTAAAAAACTTTGTATGAATTTATTGCGAACTGATCGCATAGCCTTTTCAGCTCTAGTTCTAACTGTCTTTTTCCACTCCGCTGTTAAATGCAATTTGTTAAGCTCCGGTATTACGTAGAGCTTCATCAAATCCCTTTTTCTATAAGTGATAGATGGCATTATTGAGATGATTTAACAAAGAATGTATAAAATTGAACATCAAATAAACCATGCCCACGAAAATCGCTATCGACAAAGTAAACGCCATTATCGAATTCTAATCTTAGGCAATCTTTAACTGTGCTATAATCAGCAGCTTTAATTTTAAGCCTTATCTTGCCTTCTTGCATTTTAATTTTTAATTGAGAGTCTGCTTCAGAATCTGAAAAATAATCTTCATCATAAGATTTGTTATACATAATTCTGGCATATATTTGCGCAGATTGAGGCGTATAAGTTATACTCGTTGTGGCCCCAGCATTTCCGTAAACTGAGTTGAAAGATGTACTTGGAGTAGAAATAGTTTCTTTAGCTCTTTTATAAACAGTAACCAGCCTAGCAAAAGTATCATGCTGATCATTCATTATGCTATTTAATGCGCTTTTTTCTGTTGATGTTAGTAAGCTTGACATACAAAAACATTATACACTTTTTAAAGTTTTTTTAGAAAATTGACACATTTTATTTAATATTTATAGTCATATGTTTAAGCAAATTTATTCATTCACAATTCAAAGCGAAAAAGAGGTTGAAAAGATCACCAAAGAAATCATGAAAAATGATGAAGGTGTTGAAGAGGAGGTCGAAGTCAAGAAAAAGGTCAAAGAAAAATACCCTATTGAATTCATTATCAAGAAGCCCTCTAGGAGACAATTAGAGGAAGCAGATACTGAATATTCGATTGCGATGAGCCAATCTATCAAAAAGGGTATTTTGACAAAAGCAATGTTGGCCAAAAAGTATGCTGATTCAGGCGGGGCATTGACAGAAAAAGATGCCCAAGAATTATTAGATAATTATAAGAAGCTTAGCGATTTAGAGCAAGAAGTTACAAGAATGGCTATCTCTGGATATGACGAAAAAGACACAGACCAAAAAGCCAAAGCTAAAAAAATCAATGATGAGTTAACTGTAGTTAAGCGTCAGATTGTAGATTTAGAAACTAATTACCAAACTATTTTTGCTCATACTGCAGATATCAAAGCTCAGCAAACTACAGTTTTGTGGTATTTGCTCAACCTCACTTACATTCAGTACGATTTAGGTGGGTCAACTAGCCCGAGTTTATATTTTACAGGTAAAACATTTGAAGACAAGTTGGATAATTACTATGAAAAAGATGAATCTTCTGACGAAATATTCAACAAGGTTATAAATAAACTTACCACAATTATTAGTTATTGGTACTACAGCGGAGATAATTTTGACGAAGCTCAAGTCGCTGCTTTGGTTAAATCTGACTTAGATGAACCAGAAGAGTGACATTAACTATAGAGAAATGTTTAGAGATATTGTTTTTGGTTATTCTGAAATAGAATTCCAAAATCAAATCTTGTACATTAAACATTTGTCTGTTTTTGATCAAATTCACATTGATGAATTGCGAAATAAATTTTTATCTGCCGCAAAAAAAAGAGGGATACCTACCGAAAAAGAGTATTTAGAATATCTTACAGAAAACAATATATGGACTTCTAAAGATGAAAGCGAATTAAAAGAAAAAACTAAATACTTAGAATCTTTAGAAACAACTAAAAAAGGTTTATATTTAACATCTGAAATAGACAACATCAATAAGCAAATATCTGATGCCGAAAAGGATGTAGCAAGCGTAAGGTATAAAAAACTGCAATTGATGACAGAAACTTGTGAGTCTTATGCGGACAAAAGAGTTTCTGAGCATTATGTATTTTTGTCTTTTTACAAAGAAAAAGATCTTATAAATAGGAAGTTTTGTCAAGAAGAAGTAGACGAGCTTTCAAAAAACGAAATGCTTGAGCTTGTCAATAAGTACAATTACAAATACGAAGTCTTTAATGATTTAAATATACAGAAACTAACTTTAGAAGAATTTTTCTCAATGTATAGGCCGTTTTGCGAAAGCATTAACGACTTTTACGATAAAAGTATATTTTTATTATCAACCCACCAGCTGAAGCTTATAGTTTATTCAAGAATGTTTAAAAACATTTTTGAAAATTATCCAAAGATACCTGATCAAATCAAAAAAGAACCCGATAAAATTATTGATTATGTCAATGCTCAAGATAAGGCGAAGAATACATTGAAGAATGTAGACAGAGAGGGGGCATCTACAATTGTTGGGGCAAAAGAGTCTGATTACGATAATTTGGGCGTAGGAGGAAATAAATCTCAATCATTATCAGACATGCTGAAAAGTCATGGAGGCAAAATGGACATGAAAGACCTCATGAAAGCGATGAATAAGTGATTTTTTTTGTAAAAAAAGTGTATATTGATTAAGAATATGGCGATTAATATACCTGCGAATATAAATCTTCAAGTTAGCGGTTCTAGACCGTTAGGAAAATTAACTGGAGATTTGAATCAGTTTGAAAGCTCGTTACGTGCTGCTAACGCCCGTGTATTAGCTTTCGGTGCCTCTACTGCTATCATTGCAGGTATCACTAAATCGTTTAAAGATTTAGCTGCTACCACCATTCAAGTTCAAAAATCTTTCACTGACATTAATCGTATTTTATCTGTAACAGATTCTACTTTTAATAAATTTGGGTCAGATATTTTCAGGATAGCAAAGCAAACTGCCACAGGTTTTGATGATGTAGCCAAGGCTGCTTTGGAATTTTCTCGTCAAGGTTTGAGTGTTGAAGAGGTGTCTAAAAGAACCGCTGACGCTTTAACTTTGGTTCGATTGACGGGTATAGACGCAGAAAAATCAGTGAGTCTTTTAACTGCCACAGTAAATGCTTTTAGTAATCTAGATACAACAAAAGCTCTTAATAAATTTGTGGCTGTAGAAACTAAGTTTGCTGTTTCTGCCGGTAACCTTATTGAAGGTTTGAGTCGAGTTGGTTCTGCTGCAACTGATGCAAAAGTGAGTTTTGATGAACTAAATGCTTTGATTACAGCGGTTCAACAAACAACCGGTAGAGGTGGTGCTGTAATTGGTAACGCTTTAAAAACTATATTTACTCGTTTGCAACGACAAAGCACACTAGAGCAATTAGAAAGGTTCAATATAGGTGTGCGAGATATCGAAGGTAATATTTTACCGGCTGTTAGAATATTAGAAAATTTTGCTAAAGCTTATGATGGTTTATCTGATTCAACTCAAGCTTATTTAAGAGAGCAAGTTGCTGGAGTTTTCCAAGCGAACAATCTTTCTGCTATACTTAAAGATTTAAATAAAGAGCAATCTATCACAGCTAAATCTTTAGAAGTTTCAAAGAATGCTACCAATGAAGCTGCTTTAGCTAATGAAAAATTAAACAGAAGTTTAAGCGCATTATTAGCGCAGTCTTCTACAGAGGTAGCGCAGTTACAAGCTAATATTGGCAAGGTAACTTTTGAGCCGCTTGCAAAAAGTGTCACAAAAATTTTCGTAGATAGTTTAGAGCAAATCAACAAAGTGATATCTACTCCTCAAAAAGATTTAGAATCAGCAGGCGAACAGTTTGGAGGTTTTTTGAGCAAAGGTATACTGAAAGGTTTGTCTAATTTATTATTACCTGCAACAGCTGGGATATTTACTGTTTTAGCCGTAGTCGCAAAAAGATTTTTAAAAGATTTGGCGGCGGCAGTGCCAGCATATTTAGGTTTAGAAACTCAAGCTGCTAAAAGGCTTCAACTAGAACAAAACATATTAAGAGTTTTGCAGCAGCAAAACGAACAAACCAAAAAAAACACAATGCTGTCCACTTTACCTGCCAATAAAAGGCAGGCTGCAGGAGTTACATCTATGGAATTAGGTGCTGAATCTGCTTCAGCTATGAAAGAGCAAAGGAGAATTCAGGACATACAGTCTAGAATTGCACTTGGTGGCGTTGGATCAAGCAAAGGTATGGTTTCAGCTTTTGGGAATGTAGCAGGTAGCTTGGTGGGTGGAGCTTTATCTATAGACCCTAAGGCTAGTGCATCGATGGTTGCTAAAGCAAACCAATTATCTTCTGCGTTAGCGGTTGGAGTAAAAGACCAACAAAAGTTCAATGCTCAAGTTAAACGTGTAGCTCAACAATACGGTGTTAACTATAATCAATTGTTAGGGCAAATAAGAAATGCGTCTAAAGTTAATTTAGCTGGGGTAGTATCTCAAGCAAACCCAAATTTCAAAAAAATACAAATTGAAGCTAGTAAGCTTGCTGGGTCAATAAATAGAGGTTCAATTCAAGCAGATGTAGCTGCTTTGGAAATGAAAGAATTTGCTATAAGTTTAGGTATGAGTAGTGCGCAAGCTACTAAAATAGCAAACAGAATGCTTTTGATGTCTCAACAAGCGGATCAGGCCGCTAAAGGAGGCTTTTTTACAAGATTAAGTAGAAGAATGGGGGGAATGGGGGGGAGGCTTGGGTTGGGGCTTGCAACAGGCCTACCAATGGTCGCTGGATTAGCTGAGCAGGCTATTTTTAGTGATACGCCTAGAAGCAAACTAAGCGGAGGTGAGAGAATTTTTAAATCAGGACTAGCTAATGTCTCCAGTTATGCAAGCGTGGGCGGGACGGCAGGCTTTATTATGGGTGGGCCTGCTGGGGCGGCAGCAGGTGCGGCAGCTGGAGCTATAGCAGGATTAGCGCAAGCTGCATTGAATGCTAATTTAAGTTTAGATGAATTAGCTGAAGTAACAGAAGAGTATGCTAACAAAACCAAAGAAGATACTAGCTTAGCTAACCAGTATATAGAAGCAGTCAGAAAATTGAATGATCCGGCTTTAAGTGGGCAAGCCAGATTGGAGGCTCAAAAGAAATTTCAAGAAGTTTTAGAAAAAGTTAGTAAAAGCGATTTGCCTGAAAGATTTAAATCAGCAGGCAGGAATGTAACCGAGCTAGCTAGTTCGCTTAAGCTTTATGAAAAAGAACGTCGTAGAGGAGAAGTAATTCGGGGATTAGGAACCAAAGGAGCTCAACTTCAATTACTACAAAGAGGTTTTACATCTGCTGCGGGAGCTCCTACAGGAGGATCTGCAGCAATAACCAGTGCAGAGGCTTATAAATTTTTCGATAAAGAAACTATTGCGTCAATAACTCCGGCATTTGGAGAATTTTTTGGTTACTTTGCTGACGCAGCAGGTAAAATATCTCCAGAAACTGCGCAAAAATTAAATAAAATAGTAAAAGATAATAGTGGCGGACTTTTTGGTTTTGATGAGGAAGGTTTAGCCAAGGATTTGCAGAGCGCTTTCCCAGATACGATTGGGCTTGGAGATATTGAGATATTAAGTGAACAGTTTAAGAAATTTGGAAACGAAGAATTAATAAAGTTGTTTGAAATGTCAACTAGTATTGTTGAAGAGTATTATGAGCTTCTTAATGGAGAAGTGGAAGTTGAGGAACTCGAAAGAAGCTTAATCAGAACTAAGCAAAGATTAACAAATATAACAAGGCAAAAGGGCGCAACCTCTTTTGATCAAAAAATTAGAGATAGTTACGATCAATTGTTGTCCAGTATACAAGATCAAATATCTACAGATTTAAAATTAACTGCTGAGCAACTTGTAAGGAGACGTTTCGGAAATCAATTAGCGCAATTAGGTCAAACTAGATCACAAGCAGAAGCTGCATTTAGTCTTAAAAATATAAGCGGATTGCAAACCGCTTTTGATCAAGCAAAATTTACTCAAAGTGATCCGGCATTGCAAGCTTATGAACGTGCTATGGCAGATTTTGTGTTGAATCCTGATCAAGCATTAGCAGATTTAAGAAGCGATATATCTAAAGGCATTTTTCAGGGTGAAGATATAGATAAACTTCAGAATTATGTCGCAGATTTATCTGAAACAAGAAGGCAAGAATTAGTAAACCTTCAATACGAAGAAAATGTTTTAAGAGCTAGGCAAGAAATCGAACTACAGCGAGCAAAAAACACTGACAAGCTTGCTACTTTAGGCTTCCTTGAGCGTTCCGGTCAATTTCAAGCACGAATAAATCAAGTAGGAACTATTAGGCCAATGCAAAGAGAGCTGGCTAACCTTGAATCTCAAAGAGGTCTTATTAGCAGTTCTCCATTTTTAAATGCTGCAGAAAAGTTTGAACAAACTCAAAAATTAGATGCAGATATATTTAAAAAGCAAAGAGAAATTGAGGCAGCTAGGCAAAAGTTTGAATTGGATATGTTTGATGCTCAAAAATCTTTCGAAAGAGAAAGATTGAGTACCGAATTATCATTAGCTGATGCGCAGGTAAGAGCTCAAGGCATTTTAACTCAAGCTTTAAATAATTTAGCCGAAGTCATAGCTAACCCAGCTTCTATTATTGAGCAAGCCAAAAAGAACGTATTAAACGATAGATATGAAAGATACAAGTCTGACTTTGAAGGAACAAAAGATGTTGATAAGAGAAGAGCCCTGACTAAATCTTTCAAAGAGGATCAAAAATTAATAAATGATAGATACTCTCAGCTTCAAGAAACAACCGGATATTCTCCAAATAAAACAGGGTCAACAAGCGTAAGCGCTTTTCGAGGTGTGTCTGATAGTTTAAGCCAAGTTTCTGTAGAAATGAGTAGGCTGCAAATTTTAACAGATCAAGAAAGGGAGCTGATTGTAAAAACTTTTGGTGAAGACGGCATAGACGCTTTAAATAACTTTAAAGAAAAACAAAAAGCAGCGCAACAAGAATTTGAAAATGTGCGTGGAGCAGGATCTTTTACGAGAGGCCTTGAAAAAGGTTTTAATAATATAACTGATGATGTAGACACTTTTAGATTTACTTTAGGGGAAGAAATACCAAATCTATTTG